TCTTGTCCTATCAGCTAACTCTTCTTGAGTCATCCCGGCATACATTAGTTGTGCGGCGGTTTTTCTCACTTCTTCACCAGTTGTACCAAATATTTGTGCAGTTTCTTCCAAAGAAGCACCAAGAGCGTTTGATAGTTCGATTACTTCTTGATGAGACAGCTCTTCAAATGTTTTTCCGGACGCAGCCATCAAGTCTTGAAGTATAAGAATTCTTTCTTCTTCATTAGCGTTTAATAGGGTATATGAATCAATATTGACGCCTAAAGCTGCATGCAGGCGGCCTGCGGCTTGGGCGGCATTTTCAAATGAATCAAATTGACTAACAACCCCATAGAGTTCATTTACAGATAGGCCAGTTGCCTTAGAGGCGGCTTGCAAGCCTTCAAAAATATCCACAGCTTCTGTACCAAACTTAGCAAACAAAGGACCCATCGCTTGAACATCATCTGATATTTGTGAAAATGGAATTCCAAGAGAATCGGCAACGCCATACAACCTTGTCATTGTTGCAGATGTTTGTGATATTGACATTCCTGCAACTTTTGTTAATGTCTGCCCCATACCTGCGGCGTCGCCACCAAGTTTTTTTATTTGCGCAGATAACTCTATAAAGTCTTGTTGTGAGCCTCGTGACAACTCTGAGAACTCGCTAAAGTTTATGTAAAGGCCTTCCATTGTTTTAACGGCTTCGGCGCCGCTGATGCCCATAAGGCCCAAGGAATCTCTAGTCTCAAATGCTGCTCTTGCAAAGTCACGAGAAGCCCCTGTGTTCTGAACGAAAGAAGCACCGGCGGTATCAAGGGCGTCGACGGCGGCGAGAGTCCCCTTTCCTAGTCTGCTGAACCCTATGAGAGTGTTGTCTAACCCAACATCAAATGCACTACTTTGATTTGAAGCTTCTTCCATCCCAACCTTAAAAGCATTAAAAGCTTTCGTGAAGCCGCCAGCAGATTTGACAGCGTTGAGAAGTTTGCTGTCTAAACCAAAAATTGAATCGCCAAAGCTTTTACCAAGGGCTGTTGCGGCTTCAAAAGTTTTATTTAGTTCGTCCTGAGCTTTTATCTTTTCTTCAATTGCTGCGATAGATTCAGCTAGCTTTTCAAAGCGCTCTCGTTCGCCTGCATTTATGGCTTTTTGCAGTTCGATCTTTTCTTTTAAGAGTTCTTTTTCTTCACCAGTTGCTTTGTTAACCTGTACTTGGAGACGAGCCAAGTCCAGAAGACCTTGAGCTTTTTTCTCATTAAGCTCAATCGTTTTTTCGGTTATTTTGTTGTTCTCCTCAGTCATTCATAAATACCTTATTGGATCGGCCACTTCATCCCGGTTTCACGCTCAAAGTTTCTTATTGCTGTGTTTAATCTTGACTTAGAGGAAAAAGTCTTTGGGTTATTTAGGCCGTGCTTTTCAACAGCTTTCATGTATTGCTTCTCCCCCATGGCGGCATTGCGGAAAGAAGAAACTTGTGATGAGGTGCCTCTTATCTTACCAACCTGTGGAAATAACCTAAAGTAATCATCGAAACCCAAGAACTGCATTAGAGCCCTTTTAAGTTTCTCTCTCTGCCTTACGATTGGACCTTCATCTATTTTCGAAAAATCTAAAATTAGCTCTTCGCTTGTTTCTTCTTGTTCAGACATAATATTCCTCCTAACACAGTAAATAGTTTATAAAAGAAAACCCGCCATAAAGCGGGTTTTGTTATTTGTTGTTTTTCCTTGCTTTCTTTGTTTGTTCTGCTTCGTCTTCCTTTTGCTTGACCAGCCTTTGGATAAACCATTTTCTGAGGCCGACTGGGATTGAGTAAGATTCGAACAAGGAAAAGCCGCCATGGTACTTTAGGGCAAACAGCTCTTCGTATAGTACTTCCTGGTAACTAGATGTCGGGCCAAAGGAAGCGAAAGTTGATTGGCAAGTCCATCTCAACCTCCGTATCACAGGAAGGGCAAGCAAAGTCGCCCTTCATCTCAACCCCTGGCTGGATGTCTTTCATTACCTCTTTGAGCTTTTTGGCGTCCCGAAGAGGCATATTTTCTACATAAGATCCAACTAAGTCCGGATTGTCATTTACAGAAACAATAACGAGCCTGTAAGTTTCTAGGCCGGCTGAAAAGTCAACGTTATGCTTTTTATATTTCTTTTCCTTGTCGGCTAAGGCTTTTTCATCCTTGCCTGTTAGAAAGCGTATCTCAACTTTAGCTTTTGTCTTTGGTGCTGTAAAGGTAAATGTTCCTTTTCCTGTTGCCTCAACACCTTCGGACAAAGTTAGAGGTTTGTTGCGAACACATTCCTCCAAGTCAAAAGCTACTTCGGTCTTTTTCATACAAGAGCGGCAAACTGCCTCAACTGGGTATTCATCACCATAAGCAGATCTTCGCACTTGGGTCAAGATCGCATTCTTGTCTCCAATCAAAAGGTCGTCTAAGTCAAAGTCTTTTGTTACCATCAAAGAGCGTAAAAGCTTTTCAACAACAACACCTTGCTTTAGGTATGATTGGTTTAGAAGAATGTCTTCCTCCTTAGCGGTCATTTGTCTTACTTCTATTGTTGGGTTCTTTCGAAGAGGATGACCCTCTGGATAGAACTCACCATTTGATGGAAGCTCAACAATATCATTTGCGGCCACAAAAGAAAAGTCAGCACCCTGCTGGGCCATTGCAGGTGCTGGTTCCGGGGATGTCTGGGGGACTTCGGGAGCCCCCAAGCGGTCTTGATTGTTTCTCATCTATCTCCTATGAGGTTAATAAACTTTTTATGCGCCGAAGCTTGGGACAGCAGTGCTGCCGTTATAGAAGTTAAAGAAGTCATATCGAAGTGTCATTGAGATCTCTGAGAGGTCCTCACTGTCGTATGCTAAACTTTGACCAAACTGAACTTGCTTAATCCAAGCGTTAGTAAGAGCAAAGCTAACGATACCATCTTGTCCGTCTTCTCCGGATCCTAGATGCTCAATAGTGACATTTCCGAGTGAACCAACAGATTGATTCTTTGTCATTAATGACTCGCTAGCTAAACCTTCTCCTGTTGGGATGTTATACCCTGAGTTCGCAAACTTTGCAAGAACTCTTTGTGATATCTCGTCATTAATAGAGTCTACTACCGTAAATGTGATCTCGTTATAAGTAACGGTACCGGGGAAGTAGAAGGTGTGATTTAAAAACTTGTGCTCTGATTCTCCGACGTTGATCTCTGGAAGGTTAATCCCTTTGACCACCCAAGTTGGAATCAAGCCATTAGCGTCGGATATCCGAACTAAGAACTTAAAATTTCGACGAGGTTCAGAAGTTGCTGTGCTGCTCCAAAATGCCATTTATTATTTCTCCTTTATCTTAAATAGTCTTAGCTATCAAAACTTGCGCCGGAGCGGAAGATTTCGAAGTCGATTGCAATAAACTCAATTGCCCTAGTCGGCTTAAGGAGCACTTTTGCGTATAATACGTTCCGATCGATTAGATCAGGCGTTGTTGTTGTCTCATCAAGAATGAGCCTATAATCTTCTAGACCAAACTTAGCTTTGACATCATCCAAGAGCGGTCGTGCTCTAAGAAGGAACTGAGCCCAAGTGTCACGAGCGTTCGGCTGGAATAGGATTGTATTTGCGATTCTTGAAATTTCCTTCTTGAGGAAAATAAGAAGCCGACGAACATTGACTCGGTCAAGCGCAGAAGCACTAGCCTGAAGTGTTTTCTGTCCGAAGATAACGATTCCTTCTTGTGGGAACTGCGCAATCGGGTTAACGTTTACGCCGTATAAGTCATCTCTTTCCTTTGAGGATAGTCGCTTAGAAACGCCAGTTGCTACAATGCCGGTTGAACCATCTGAGAGGCCGCCACGGTTAAAGCCAGCTGGTGCGAACCAAGGCTCCGCAACTCTTTCTGTGTAACCAAACGCTGACATTGCTGCCACTGTCGCAGGAACATACAACACAGTGTTTGATCCTCGGTCTCTTATCTGAACTGCCGGGTAGTAAGCAGCGCCGTAAGAACTATCAAAACCTCGTGTCTTCATAGTATTTACAGCAGTGCTAGGAACAGGAAGTCTAGTTCTGTTTGTTCCTATATCGCCGGAAGTTAGCTCAAAACGAGGCTTATAATCGTTTTCGATATCGATAATAGCCAACGTGTCTTTTCTTTCCTCAGCCATATCAACCAAGTAGTCAGTTACAAGAGGGTCGGACAAGCCCGGTGCGGCTACAACATTGTGCTCAACCACATCAGGGTCTCTAAGCATGTCGATTGCCTTACGAACTGAGTATAGCTCATATGAACTTTGTTCAGATTGTCCGTTGATTAGTCGGTTTGCAAAAGGCTCTGGCTCTGTAATGTCCAAGCCGTCTGTTCCGCCAACTAGCGGCAGCGTGAATGAGTTTATACTAGCATCAAGAAGAGTGTCGATACTCCCTGTTCCTCTGAATGAAGTTGCATCTGCTCGTGAGCCTGAAACATAAACAGGGACTGTGGCTGAACCTGAAACATCATCTAATGAGAAGATGTAAGAGTATTCTAGGCCGGTGGCTAGCGTGCCTCCTGAGCCGTAAGGATCCCCTATGTCTGAAGAGATGCGTCTGGTGTAATCACCATAGCCGTTATCACGCCTGGCGAATGTGCCTTGTGTGCGTGCGCCGTAGAATGCGCTCTTCGGTGTTGAGACGCCATAAGCGCCTGACTCACGAAGTGAAATCCGAGGGAATTCGACTCGGGCGCCCATACTAGCAGTGAAAGCAGTGCCAGAGTATTGAGAGCCGGTTGTAAGTGTTGCGCCGGCAAACATTTGTGCTGCAGCGACAACCAAGCCCGCACCGGTACCCGGAGTGCCACTGTCTATTTGAGTCGATGTTCTTATTGGCCCGAAGTAACCAAACGGAAGAGCTGCCGGGTTAGCAGTAGCGTTGTCGACTTCGTCATTCATTTCCATACGTATGTATTTTGAGACATTGTTGTATGTTCCATACTCTTCATAATATTTTTCAGTCGTGTTCCAGCTTAGGTACCTGTCGCCAATTCGACGAGCAACATAGTCTGGGGATGCTGGATTTAGATTTAGACCCGTGAATGACTCTAGGAGGCTTAGGGCGTTATCTGTATCACTAGCATCTCGCACAAAAACATCAAAAGTGCCGTAAGGATCGACAGTTGGGTTGACCGCTGCTTTTACGTTTGCAATTGATACCTTGATGTTGCTGTTGTCCCAGTCTCCTCGAACATCAGTAGCAACAAAGCGGAAAAGTTTTTGCTGATCCTGTGGCTGGTAGGAAGCGGTTTCTTGCGTGAGGTCCTGTGCGAACACTAGGCCGCTCTTCGCCACGGCTGCAGCTGCGGAACGGTCTGAGAGGTCTTTGTCCAACCCGGACATACCGGCAACGAAAGCAAAAGCGTTTTTCCCGGTACCACTAAGTGCAGTTGGGGCGCCAGAGCCAGGAGAGCCGTCACACACAATCTCTTGTAGTGAACTTTCGAAAGTCTCTCCTAGCCAATAGTTTAGTCTTGTGTCGGCAGCATAGAGATCTGAATTCGTATAGTGTGGGTTGGTATTGAATACCTTACGAATATACTTTTCTGAGTTTGGATCAAAGTTGAACGTGGCAGTAAGGTGGTTGGTGCTTTGGTAGTTCTTGACAATTGCCGTAAATGTAAGATCAAGTGCGTTAGAAGACTCATTTTGGACCAACGTACCAGCGGTATCAACCGGAGTAGTTTGGCCGTTTGTGGTGCTTATAAGCTGTATTGATGAACCTGCGTCTGTTAAGTAAAACACTGCGCCAAGTGAAGCAGTTGTTTGTTCGAAGCCCGTAGCACCAGAAACAACATTGGCAACGAATACGCCAGTAGCTTCAGTGGCTGTCCAGCCAGCTTCTCCGGATCCCACAGTAAGTTCTGGGTGTTGATCTCCTGCTAACCGAACAAATGTTATTGGGTTATTGTTGCGAAGGTAAGCTTCAGCGGCGAATGCTCCGTAAGTCGGGGCGGCAAAGTTTCCTTCACGCCACACATCTCCACCTTTGCCTCCAGGCGACGGAGCGCCAAAGATTCTATAAAGGTCATCTGTTGACTCAAGTCGAACAGGGGTCATTGATGGTCCATGCGGGGTACGACCAATCACTGCGGGGCCAACCGGGGGCGCCTCAGCCGGGATTCCTGAACGATCAATCTCTGCTACTTGAACTCCAGGTGAAATAAATCTAAATTTGTCTGCGGGCATTGTTTAAAACTCCTTAGTTGAATTATATAATTATAGTTCACTACTAAATAGTTATTTCTTTTCTAAAAACACCTACAAAGTTAAAATTGTTGTTTCTTTTGGGAATTTATACTCTACAATGCTTTCCCTGACTATTATTTTTGGCTTTTCTTCGTTGACATACTGGCCAAATAAATAAGCAATTAAATTTAAAGAGATTTTTGCTTCCAATTTTCTTTGTTCATCGCCTAGGTTTACTGAGTTGTCGGAAATGTTATAGTTTGAATCCATAAACATTTCATATCGATGAAAGTTGTTCTCTACTACCTTATAGTTT